TATTATCATCACAAGTTAATTTGAGAGATAACATACAAATAATAAATCTTGCAAAAGCAAGTCAACCGAAAGGAGTAAAGTCAGATGGCGAACAAACTAAAGGGTGAATTAAATATTCAACTAGCTGGTAAGGACTATAAATGTAGACTTACCATTGACGCAATTATGCAAATTGAAGATGAGTGTAATTGTGGTATCTTAAAACTTGCAACAAAAATGGGTGAAGCTGATATTCGTATGTCAGAAATCATTAATGTTTTATTACCAGCACTTAGAGGTGGTGGTAATGATTTACAAAGAAAAGATGTCATTCAAATTGTGCAAGATGCAGGTATAGTAAAAGCAACAACTGCTGTAGCTAACTTACTTGCAAAATCTCTAACTGATGATTCAGAGGAAGCAACAGACGAGGGAAAGCAAGAACAGGGGGATTAACAAGTGATTCCCTACCCATTCAACGATACTTTTCTATTTGTGTTGGCATGATGGGTATGTCACCGAACATTTTTTGGAATACCAGTCCACAGGAAATATATCTAGCTATAGATGGTTTTTCTGAATTTAATGGCGGTAAAGAAAAAAAAGAACAACCAATGGATAAATCAAGACTGCATGAACTAATGGAGTTGTACCCTGACTAATGACTAAAACTGTAGACCAACTAGTATTAGAAATTCGTGCTGAGACAAGACAACTTAGAAAAGGTCTTGATAAAGTAAACAAACAACTTGGTAAAACAGAAAAAAAAACCAAAGGTGCAAATAACGCTTTCAAAAAAATGAAAGCTGCACTTGTGGCTATAGGTGCAGCACAGTTAATTGGTAAAGTTGTAGAGATCAATAGAACCTTTGAAGATTTAGAAGCAACATTAAGAGCAGTAACAGGAAGCGCAGAAGCTGCAGCAAAATCATTTGAATTAATTAGAGCATTTACAGCTAACACTACCTTTCAAATTGAAGAAGTAGCACAATCATTTATAACACTTAAACAAGCAGGAATAATACCAACTAGTGATGCTTTAATGGATTTTGGTAACTTTGCTGCTGGTATGGGTAAAAGCATAACACAATTAGCACAAGCAGCCTTTAACGCTACAACTGGTGAAATGGAAATGTTAAAACAGTTTGGTGTAGTTGCTAGACAACAAGGTGACAAGATAACTGTTACATTTGATGGTACAACCAAACAAATAGAAAGAAATGGTGAAGCTATTACCGAATACCTGAGATCAATTGGTAGAGAAAAATTTAGTACAGCTATAGAAGAAAGGTTTAACACGTTATCAGGTTCTATATCTACTTTAAATGACCAACTTTCTGAAATGGCTGTTTCAATAGGTGATGGAAAGGGTGGTGTAGGTTTAAGAAGTGGATTTGTTGAGCTAAACAAAGCAGCAGCAAGTTTAATACATACTTTAAGACCACTTGGACAGGCTTTAGGATTTATTATTGGGGTTATAACAGGTTTTATAGCTGAGTTAATAAAACTTGTTGATGGATTATTAATTATTGGAAGAGCAATAACAGATATAACAAATTATTTTAATTTATTTAAAGATGCTACATCAGGAAATATTAAATCTTTTGAAGATTTTAAAAATAGCGTAAGAGGTGGTACTGGTGATTTAGAAGTTTTAGATAGCGAACTTGAAAAATTATTAGTAACCACACAAGATTTTAAAGATAGTTTTAGTGCTGCAGAAATGACTGATTTTAAATTATTTGAAAAACTACACAAACAAGTTGATAGTGCAAGAAATACTATTGATGATTTAATTAAAAATGATTTAGCTAGATTAAAAGCAATAATTAATAAATCTGTAGATGCACAATTAAGGTTAGCTTTACAGTTTGGTCCTATCATGGGTGGCGCAGAATCTGAAAGAGCACAAATTATAAAAGATTTATTAGGCACAGATACGATAGACGAATTTTTAGAAGAAGTTAGAGTTGGAATGGAAGATGTAACATCTATGTCAAATGAAATGAAACAAGCTATTATTAATTCTTCTGAAGCCTTTACATCTGATTTTGTAGAAGCATTAATGGAAGGGGAAAATGCTTTAGCAAGTTTTAAAGATTTTGCAAAAAATATGGTAAATCAAATTATTACTATATTTCTACAAATGGCTGTTGTTAATGAAATTCTTAACAATGTGTTTAACTTACAAGGCTCTAACAGACTATCAACATTAAGAAATCCAAATCCTACAGATACTAATGCAGGTGGTGGTACTGTACAAGGTGGAAGACCAACTATAGTTGGAGAAAGAGGTGCAGAAATATTCGTACCTAACACTGGTGGAACTATTATGAATAACATGAATAGTAAAAATGCTATGGGTGGTGGTGGTACTACAGTAATAAATCAATCTATTAACTTTGCTACAGGTGTTGTACCAACTGTTAGAGCAGAAGTTATGAAAATGATGCCACAGATTGCAGATGTAACAAAAGGTGCTGTAGCAGAAGCATCAATGCGTGGTGGTAATTATAGGAGAATGTTACAAGGTGGCTAAATTAATAACTATGCCTACAACTCCAAACTTTGTACGAAGTAATTTTTCACTTGTTAGAACTGTAGGAACAACTGTATCACCTTTCACAGGTAAAACTAAAACACAAGAGTTTGATGGTGTTTATTGGACTGCTGAAGTTTCATTACCACCCATGCGTAGAGATGTTGCTTTAAATTGGCAATCATTTTTACTTGACCTTAACGGTCCAGTAAACACTTTTAAATTTGCTGACCCTGATGCTCTTAATAATTTAGGAACATATACAACAGCACATTTAACATCTGAATTAAGAACTAATAACACTTCTGTTACATTATCTTTTGCAACTAATGGCACACTAACAGCAGGTGCTTCTACTTTTGCTAATACAAAAGTTGGTGATTTTATTGTTGTCACTGGTGCTGTTAATGAAGAAAACAATGGTACACATAAGGTTACAACAGTTACAAGTAACACAGTTGTAGTGACTGATGGTGATTTTACTGCTGAAAGTAGTACAGCAAGTTGTAAGGTAAGAACTAATGTCAAAGGTGCTACAGGTTTATGTCTCAGGGCTTCTACAACAGGTGCTAGTGGAACTATTAAGAAAGGAGACTATCTAAGTGTCCAATCAACAACAAGTTCTACAGGAACACCTGCACAATTAGTTATGGTTGTAGAAGATGCAACAGGAACCACTGATTCAGGAAATGATTTTTATTCTGTAAAAACAGAACCAAAATTAAGGTCTGATTTAGCAAGTGGACATTATGTAGTTTTTACAAATCCAAAAGGTAATTTTAGATTAACAAGTAATGAAGTGAGTTGGTCAGCAGATAGAATTTCAAACTATGGTATTAGCTTTTCATGTATTGAGGTAATTTAATATGGCAACTAGACAAGGATTAGATAGTTCTATCGTAAATCGTCTAGGTGCAGATGAACAAGCTATGTTTCTTGCGATCAAAGCAGAGTTTGATTCAGGAACAATCAGATTGTGGACTGGTATTGATGATTTAACTATAAGTTCAGAATCCTACACTGGTGCAGGACAGTTATTATCAATAAGCAATGTAGAAGAAAGCACTGATTTAAAATCTGCAGGGCTAACAGTTGGTATAACTGGAATGGACACAACTGTTTTAAACTTAGCACTTACAGAAAATTATCAAAACAGATTTATAACTTTATATTTAGGATATGTTATGGGCAAAACTAATGAAGTAGCAGGAACTTTAGTTTTGTTTAAAGGAAGAATGACAACACTTAGCATAACTGACACACCACAAGGCTCAACTATATCTATCAATGCAGAAAACAGATTAATAGATTTAGATAGACCATCAAATTTTAGATACACAAAAGAATCACAAAACTTTCTACACAATGGTGATACAGGATTTAACAGGGTTGCGTCTTTACAAGATAAAGAAATTGTATGGGGTAAACAATCTGATTCTGTTGGTGGTGGTACAAGTGGTAGTGGTGGCAATCAAAGAGCACAACAAATTGCAGAAAATAGAATACAAAAATGAAAAAATTAATTGATTGGGAAATTAAATTTAACACATTTATTGAAAAAAATAAAAACAAACCATTTAAATGGGGTTCATGGGATTGTTGTAAATTTTCTAATGCTCTTATTAAAGAAATTACTGGTGAAGATTTAATACCAAAAAATCTTAAATGGAAAGATGAAACGAGTGCTATGAAGGCAATAAAAAAATATAACAAAACTTTATTAAAAAGTATTGAAAAGGCTTGTAAGGCTAAAAATGTGAATGAGATAGGCAAAGCATATATTACTAAAGGTGACCTTGTAGTTTACAAAGAAGAATCGGAATTAGTAGGTATATCTGATGGTATGAATATTCTTACACCCACAGATGACTGTGTAGGTGTGAAAAATAATGTAAATATTTTAAAAGTGTGGCGTATAGATGGCTAAACAAATAAAAGCAGCTGTAATTGCAGCATTAGTTGTATTTGTAGTTGCAGTAACTGGTGGTGCAGCTATTGGTGCTTTAGGTACTTTTGCTTTAGGGACAGCAACAACTATGGCTGTTATGACCTTTGGTACTACTTTGTTAGGTGGTCTTATAGGTAAAATGAACTCTAAAGGTATAGAAGCATCAGCAGGTAATTTCGGTACAAAATTTGCTAACAGAGAAGCCATTGCACCAAGACAGATAATATATGGTCAAGCTAGAGTAGGTGGAACAATTGTACACATGGAAACATCAGGCACAGACAATTATCTTTTACACATGGTGATAGCTATAGCAGGACATGAGATAGAAGAACTTACAAAAATAAGATTAAATGATAATGACCTATCAACAACCACAAGCACAATAAATGGTTCTACTGTTTATACAGTCACTAATTCTGATTACACCAATTCTGACAATGAAAATAATTTTGGTAGTGGCAGATTAATGAGATATACATTCCAAGATGGCAGTCAAACTGCTGTAGATGGATTTATGAACGCACAACTAGGTTCTATGGGTACGTCTGATAAGTTTCTTGGTGTTGCTTATGTTTATATACAAATGGTATTTGATGCAGAAGCATTTGGCGGTGGTATACCAGCTACATCTTTTATTGTAAAAGGTAAGAAGTGCTATGACCCTAGAAGTAATGCTACAGCATGGACAAATAATCCTGCTTTACATATTAGAGATTATTTAACAAATACTGAATATGGTATAAAAGCAACAACCACAGAGATCAATGACACTACTAACGCAGGTGGTTTCGCAAGTGCTGCAAATACCTGTGAACAAAATGTAACTCTTGCAGATGGTTCTACTACAGAAAAAAGATATACAGCAAATGGATTTACTACTTTTAGTGCAAATGGCAATGGTGTAATTGAATCATTACTTAGTTCTATGGCAGGAAAAATGTCTTATGTTAATGGTAAATTTAATGTGTTTGCAGGTGCTTCACAAACACCATCTTTGACTATTACTGATGATGATTTATTAGAACAAGTACAAGTACAAACTAATCCTAATTCAGGTAATTTATTTAACAGTGTTAAACCTGTATATGTAGACTCTACACAAAACTTTGTAGCTGCTGATGCAGAAGTGTATAGAGATACAACTATGCTAAATGCTGATACACCTACAGGTGAGTCAACAGCAAATTATGTAAAACAAATGGAAACACAACTACCATTTACAGTAACAGATACTATGGCACAAAGATTAGGCAGAATAGCCTTAAAAAGTCAAAGACAAACAACATCTTTAGCTTGTATGGTGACACTTCAATATATGCGATTACAACCTAATGATTGGGTTTATGTAACAAATGAAAGATTAAATTACAGCCAAAAAGTGTTTGAAGTTATATCAACAAATATGGAAGTTTTACAAAGTGGAGAAGTGCCAGTCATGGCAACTAGGTTAGAACTTAAAGAAATAGCATCAAGTGTATTTGACTTTGCTACAAATGATTACACAACTGGACAATCAGAAGGTAGTGATGTAACAACTGGTGATTATTCAGTCACAGCACCTAGCAGTTTATCTTTAGCACAACAAACCAACAAAGATGGTGTCACAACTAAAGTAGATATCAAAGCATCATGGACTAATAACTCTAGTGATAAGGTTACGCTTACAGAGGTGGCGTATAAGCTAAGCACAGATGGTGCATATACATCTGACTTTACTGTAGGAAAAGGTGTGGCTGTAGCCCTTCTCCCTAATGTTGTAGTAGGTAAAACTTATAATGTAAAAGCACGACATATTGATGTAAATGGTGTAGCTAGTCTTTATACAAGTGTAGTCAATATAACAATATCAGCACCAACAGATGCACCTGCCGCACCTACAAGTTTAACAGCATCAACAGGTGAAACATTTAATATTTTATTATCATGGGTAAACTCAACTAGTTCTGACCTAAAAGCTACTAAAATCTATAGAAGAACTTCAAATGTAACACCTACAGATGACACATATTTAGTTGACACCTTATATGGACAGAATGGTAAAAAAACAACAACACTATTTGGAACACAAGATGGATTAACAGCAGGTACAACATATTATTTTTGGGTAAGGTCTGTAAATCATTCAGATGTACATTCATCATTTGTTGGTAGTGTTACTGGTAGTTTTAGTATCGTAGATTCTGCTGACTTAACTGATGGTATTGTTACTACAGTAAAACTTGCAGAAGATGCTGTCACAAATGCAAAAATTGCTGTAGATGCAATACAAGGTGATGTTATAGCAGCAGGTGCAATTGTTGAAGCAAAGTTAGGTGTAGATGCTGTTACTAATGCCAAACTTGCAGACAATGCAGTACAGACTGCACAACTTGCTAATGATGCTATTACTTCTACAAAAATAAGTGATAACGCTATTACAACTGGTAAAATAACCGCAAATGCTATTACAACTGGAAAGATTAATGCAGGTGCAATAACAGCTACAGAAATAGCCACTAATGCAGTAACAGCTATTAAAATTATTGCTGATGCAATTACTACAGATAAGATTGCAGCTAATGCAATAACTGCTGCTAAGATTGCAGCTAATACAATCACAGCAAATCAAATAGCAGCAGATACTATAACTGCTACACAAATTGCAGCTGATACTATTACAGCAACACAAATGGCTGCAAATTCTATAACAGCTACAGAGATCAATGTTTCTAATTTAGGTGCAATATCAGCTAATTTAGGAACTATTACAGCAGGCAGTATAGATGCTAGTAATGTAACCATAACAAATTTAAATGCAGATAATATATCAACAGGTACTTTAAATGCAGATTTACTACAAATAGATGATGTCACTATAGACACTGATGGTAGTGGAAATTTAAGACTTGGTAGCTTCAATGGTTTTAGTAATATTAATGCTGATTCTATAGGAAAAATTGCATCATCAACTGGTAGCAATACAAGTGCAACAGATTTTGGAACTTTGGCATTTCCTTTTATAAGTACCTTTGGTTCGTCTTCTCCTTATCATACATACGCTGTAACAGGCGGTAATTTAATTTTACCTACAATCGGAACTGATATTGATTTCACAGTACCATCAGGTTTGACTGGTACGCAAACATATACGCTTTTTGCTACAGCAAATCCTGTTGGTAGTTTTAGTGGTGACGAGGATACAGCATTAGTGATTACTTTGTTTGATACAACATCAGGTGGATTAACAAATATAGTTGTTTCAACTTATATAAATCGTAGAGGTGAACCATATTCTTTAAGTTTAGGTGCTACTGTTAATTTAACAATTGGTAATAGTTATAAATTTAGGCTACATGGATATATAGCTAAATATGCAAATAATGCACAATCACAAAAAGGTTTTGGCGGTTCATTTCAACAAGTCACGAGGTTATATAAATAAATGGTTTACAGTTTATACACATTATCTACAGGCATAATTCATGGAAGCATTGATTTACAAAACACAGATAATATACAACCTTATCTTTTAGATGATGATGAAAATGTAGTTAATGGTTATGTTGAGGGATTTTATCAAGCTGGAAGTTATAAAGTAGTTGACAATAATGTTACACCATATGAAGCACCTATAGACTGTGTTGTATGGATTCAAGAACAAAGAAATGCATTACTATTCAGTTCAGACTGGACACAAAACAATGACAGTCCTTTATCTACATCAAAAAAACAAGAATGGGCAACATATAGACAGACATTAAGAGATTTACCATCACAATATAACAGTGGTGATAATCCTAAAGATGTTGTATTTCCAAGTGAGCCAAGCTAATGGATGCTGTAGTTCAATTAATTAATGAAGTTGGTTTCCCAATAGCAGCAGCTATAGGTTTAGGTTTATTTATATGGAAACTCATAAACAAAATTATTGATGGTATGGAAACAAAAGTAGATGTTTTAGATGAAAAGGTATCTGCTCAAATATCAGAAATAGAACAAAGATTAGGTCAAAAACTAGACTCACAACATGGAATATTAGTAGCATTAATTGATAGAGTTCGTTCTGTAGACAATGAGATTATTAGACAAGACACTCTTTTGAAGACTATACTAGGTGTACCACAACTTATGCACACCGATAGGTTGGCAAAGGCGGATAGAGATGACCAAAGAAAAGATTAAAAGAAAAGTAGGCAGACCAAGTAAAGCTGATTTGCTAAAAGAAAAAAGAGCAGCAGAAAACTATAAAGTTTTAGTTGGTGTTCTTTTGATTGGTGCAATTCTTTTTATTGGTATATTTGTACAGAATATAAAAGCAGACCAAATAGTACATAAGTTTAAATCACCATCTTTTAATGGTGTAAATACATCTAGTCATTATCTGACTATTGAGAACCAAGAGTTTAATCGTAGAAAAGTAATTAAAGATGAGATCAAAGCAGCTATTGAAGAAGCAGAAAGAGATAAAGAGAACTCTACAGTGCAGAGATTTATTCGTAATTTTGAGAGCAGGGTATATGCAGAATTAAGCAGACAGCTTATCGCTAATTTATTTGGTGAAACACCACAGAGCAGTGGAACTATATCATTAGAGGGTAATACAATAGAATACTCATCTGATGGTTCTTTTTTAACACTTAAAATAACAGAAGCAGATGGCACAGTCACAGAAATTACAATTCCTATCGGTTCTTTTACTTTCTAGTTGTTCTATATTTGACCAGTATGAAGATACATACGAACAAAGATTTAAAGAACATGATGTAGTTAGAATTGATGAACTGCATTCTAAAGAACTAGCTAATGTAAAAAAACCTGAAGTTCAACCTATAGTAGCTGTCTATCCTTCAGCATTTACAGACCAAACAGGACAAAGAAAAAGTAATAGTGAGTTTGCTTTATTTTCTACTGCTGTCACCCAAGCACCCTACACTTTATTAATTAGAGCATTAAAACATTCTAGTAATGGTGAGTTCTTTAGAGTTGTTGAAAGAGTAGGTTTAGACAACCTAACAAAAGAAAGGCAATTGATAAGGTCAGCAAGAGAACAATTTGCAAAAGAAGGTGAAAGCAACAATGTACCACCACTGCTATTTGCAGGTGTCTTGTTAGAAGGTGCAGTTATAAGTTATGATAGTAACTTGTCAACTGGTGGAGTTGGTGCTAGGTATCTAGGAATAGGTACAAGTATGCAATACAGAGAAGACAATATAACAGTTAGTCTTCGCATGGTATCAGTTGCAACAGGTGAGATACTTATAGAAGTGTTAAGCCAAAAAACCATATTTAGTTATGGAAAGTCAGAAGATGTTTTTAGATTCATAGAAATGGGTACTGAACTTGTTGAGGTGGAATTAGGAAATTCACGCAACGAGTCAACAACGATTGCTCTGATGAAAGCTATTGAAGGTGCAGTCTTAGAACTAATAAATATCGGATACGATAGGAGTTTTTGGAAACATGAAGAAACTNAAATTAATGAGCCTGANTGTGATGCTGANTGCATTGCCNACATTCGCGGCTGACAACGAAATATATTTAGACCAAAGTGGNACAACTTTAAATCTTGATATAGAACAACTAGGCATATCAAACATCATTGGTGGACTTAATTCAACAGCAGGTAATNTAAATGCTTTTGATATTGACGGAACTACAATGACTATTGATATTAATATGATTGGAAACACTAATAAGTTTTTAGGTGATATATGGGCAGATAGTTTCACAGGNTTCTATGAATTTACTGGTAATACAAATACTTTCACAATACAAGTAGACCCATCAAACACTCATGGTGCTGATTCATCTAATCAAAATGTACAAGTTACAGGTACTGGTAATACATTTACCCTTAATCAAGGAACAACTGCATTAGCAGCTACTTTAGATTTAGACTGGATTATACAAGGTTCTAATAATACAGTTACTTCTACTATCAACATTGATGGTGCTACAAACTACATGGATATAGATGGTAGTGATAATACAGTTAATTATACAGGTACAGGTGTTACCGATTCAGCAGGTGGATATTTTTACTTAGACCATACAGGTGGACAAAGAACATTTAATATTCAACAACTGAGTACACAAGACAATGACTGGCTTAAAATCATATCAATTGGTGGTAATGCTACTTCTACTGTGTGTGTTATCCAAAACGACCAAGGTACAAGCACAAGCTGTTGATATTGGAGACATTTCTGAACTTAATGGTTCAGCACAAATAGTAAGAGACGAGCCACTAGATGCTACCTTAGAATTTGCTATACAAAGCAATGATGAAGCTATTACCTCTAATGGCAGAATGGCTATTACATTTCTAGATGATTCAATTGTAAAACTTACAGAACACTCACAACTTTTGATAGATGAATACATCTATGACCCTGACCCATCAAAATCTAAAATGGCTCTGACATTTGGATTAGGAACAGCAAGATTTATAACAGGCAATCTAAATAGAATAGATAAGCAAAACATAAAGCTAAAGACACCTACAGCAAATATCGCCATAAGGGGTACTGATTTTACAGCTACAGTTGATGAGTTAGGGAGATCATTAATAATACTACTACCTGATGCTCTAGGCTTGTCTAGTGGAGAAATAGAAGTAGTTACTGCTATGGGTACTGTTTTATTAAATAAACCTTATCAAGCAACTACAGTGAGTGTATTTGAATCTAAACCTAGTGAACCAGTTATCTTAGATTTAACATTAGACATTATTGATAATATGTTAATTGTCACACCACCTGAAAAAGAAATATCAATTACAGAAGAAGT